TGCTTGTGTTGGCCCTGTCGCTCACCCTGTCGGCTAAAGATCCCAAGCTGCAAGAAGTCACAACGATATTTATTCAGGGCAATAGCGAGGCTGCTACGCATGTTCGTGATCTCCTACTCAAGCGTTCCGGCAAAGGTAAAACCTGCTTGCGTCTTGTGGGTAAGGCCGAGGTCGCTGATGCCGTCTTGGAAATCGCCCAGAATGAAACCGGCGGAAATGGGCTGATGAACAGGCGGAGGGACGTAGTCTCAGGCGTCTTGACACTAGCCGACGGCGATCTGGTCTGGTCGAAGACCCGTCGCTTCCAAGGCGGGGCCTTTGGGATGATCAAAGGAAGCAAGAATGCAGCCAAGCTTCTTGTGGGAGACCTTGAGAAAGCCTGCGACTGTAAACGCCGGTTAAAAGCAGCCATCACTGCATCCTCCTCGGAATAATTCCGGCGCGTGCGAATAGTTCCTTGTCGGTCAGGCGCCGGCCTGCACCTTGCAGCTTTGCACCTGCGAGTGATGCCCGGAATTCCTGTTCTTGCCTCAACCGCTCACCCATCTTTTCCAACATCAACCCAAAAAGCTCCTCAGTCCAATGCTCGTTCACATAGTCCGGGGTGAGGCCCCACTGGCTGAGCGCTCGCTCGTAGGCTTCTCCGACAGTGGCAGCTTGGCGAGGGCTACCAGCGTTTTCAGCATCTCGAGGAAAGGGAAGCCGAGTTGGACGACCTCCTTGAACGCCTGGGCCAGCTCAACCTCGGTGGCCGTCTCCTCAATCTCGGCCCGGGGCAGATAGGGCGCATAGGCGAAGAAGAGATCGCTGATCCTCTCGGGAACCTCAAGGAAAGCCACCCGCAGCCCTTCCACGAACTGATCAGTCTCGTCCTTGCCCATCAGCCGGGCCAGCAGCCCGGGCTTGCGCTTGCTCAAGAAGGGCTGAGCAGCTTTCGAGAACTCTTCGTAGAAGCGTTTGCGCCACCGGTACTGCGCGTTGATCTTCAGTGGCTTGATCTCATACTGCTTGCCGCCTAGAGTTACCCGTAGTGGTTCACCTGCGACGACTTGATCTTCGGTGCGCATCTTTTCCTCCTAGATCGGGGTCTTGGACCCATCCTCACCTAGCCAGCACAGGCGTTGGTAGGCGTTGGTGGCAGCGTTCCCTGCCCCGCTGGCAGGTAGGTGCCAGCCTGCCAAGCTGCGGCGCTCCTGCGGAAACCTCTTACAACGCCGCTTGCGTCCAGTCGTTGATTGTTACCAGCTTCTCACCAGCTGCCTTGGCTGTGTCGGCCAGAGCTGCGAAGGCCACGGCGAAGATGGTTTTTTCGCCTTTCTTGTAAGCTTGCACAACTGCCTCGGCTGAAACCGCCCGGTGAACAAAGACTACACGGAATCCCCCTTCCGGGGATTTTCCCTCAAAGGCTAGCGCCTTGACGGCTGCGGTTCCGCCGCCGATCTTGACGACATCCTGTGCAGATTGGCCGCCGCCCTGCGCGATAGTCGAAAAAGCGGCGCCGGCAATGGCCTTGCTCAGTCGATCCAGATCGGCCTCGGCCAGCCGCGTGCGAAGAATCACGGTCTCAGCGGTGAGAACTTTCTTGACAGCGGTGAGCTCTTGATCCACCACGGCATCGAAAAACTCAGGCGTGTACTCGATCTCGACGCCCTCCTCGGTGAAGCCCATCTCCAGCCAGTTCCCCCCAAAAGTGATGGTGTCGCCGGTGATATCCGGTAGTGGTTCTCCCTCAGGTGCTAAGAACAGTTTGCCTGTTCCTACCAAAACATTCGCTACGTCGCCCATGTTAGTTTCCTCCCTGTTGAATTCTGCTGACGTCTCTGCTCTTGTTGGTCTATAATGCCTCGATGCCTTTTCAGGACCTCATCAACCGGCAGTTTGGAAAACTTACGCCGCTCAAGCCGGTAAAAATGACATTTAGGCGAATCGGCTGGCTGTGCCGCTGCACTTGTGGGAATACGGTTGTCGTTGCTGGAACTCTCTTGCGCAGCGGACATAGCAAGAGCTGCGGCTGTCTTCAGAGAGAAACGGCCCGGCGATGCAATACCAAGCACGGAATGTACCAAAGCCGTGAGTATCAGGTTTGGGCTGGCATGCTTCAGCGCTGCTACAACCCCAAAGAACCTTCCTATAGCAACTATGGAGCGCGCGGGATTTCTGTCTGTCCGCAATGGCGGGATTCCTTTGAGAGATTCTTCAAAGATATGGGCCGGCGTCCATCTCCGAAACACTCGTTGGATCGGATCGACAATTCGGCAGGCTATTCGCCGGCGAACTGCCGCTGGGCGAGCAAAAAGGAACAGGCCAGAAACCAGAGAGGAAATCACGTCCTCACACTGAAAGGGAAAAGTATGACGGTAGTACAATGGGCTGAAGTCACAGGAATCTCGATCTCTGCCCTTCGCCATCGCCTTGAGCGTGGCTGGCCTATCGCTGCCGTTTTGAGTACGCCCGTTCACAAGTAGTTTCATCGAATCTCTAATCCTTCCTGAAAATTGCCCGAAAGAATGCGAGCACGAATGGTTTCTTTGTGTCAGGATCGATAAGGGTCTGGCCGAAGACTTCTGCGAAAGCGAAAACGAGAAATCCCGACGCTACCGAAATCCGCGACTTGTCGTGCAGGGCGTCGTGAACTAGACGGTACGTCTCTTGCGCCGCCACGCTGTCCTTGCCCCATGCCTGGATTTGAATACTTGGTCTCACGAAGGGCACGTAGAGATCCGTGCTACCTCCGCGGGTGCTATAAACAACGGCTTGGTTCTCGAAGTCATGGCCTTCGGGAAGCCGCTGTAGATGGACGCGGTCGCCTACCTTCGCCACCAGGGGTGCGTCGGCCTGGAGAATTTCGCGGATGGCGGCAATGGCGTCAATCATCGGAGGAATTGCCTCATGCGGTCCAAAATTTTGGGGGCATGGCGTTCCACGGCTGGGAACAGGTAGGGCCGCGCCGCCATCTTGCTGGTGCCGATTTCTAAAAAGCCGCCGTAACCCGACTCGGTGAAAATGCTACCCTCGATGCGGTCGCCAGCAACAGCTTCGACTTCCGTCTTGATGCTGCGAGCATTATTCCCTGATACAAATGGCGAACGGTCGAAGGCTTCGGGCAAGATGTCAAATTTCAAAGTCTCGTCCAGCGAACGGCGCAGCGCCCCGTTGAGCTTGGCCATCGCCAAGGGATTGGGTTTGAACTTAAATTGGACATCGAAGCCCGGCATGGCTACTCCTTGATCAGTTCTAGGGTCACTTCCAAATGGTGACCGTGTCCCGCTGCATCCTCAACGAACAGAACCTCGAATGTGTCGCTGCCGATGACTACCCGATCCTTCTCGGTGATGTCCCTGGGCTCCAGAAAAAGCATGTGAGTTCCTACCACCACCTGTACAGGTTGCGTGGTCTCCCGGCCGCGAATGGCCTGCAGGCGGCAGGGCACATCGATCGCCAGATCGCTCCAGACCTTCACGAGATTCCCGTGTGCATCCTTGCTGCTGGAGGTAAAGCGGCGTATGACGCAGGTCGAATTGAGAAGCTGTTTAAATCCCATTCAGCCCTTCCTCTGCAGCTCGTTCACGACGATTTCATTCCAAGAAAACACTGAGAGCACCTGTTCTGCGAAACCAAACGCCGGCGCTTGTTCGGACAGGCTGCGGTAATGAGCCGCTATTTTCATGACGGCCGCGGCCATACTCTTGGAGTCGATGGTGTAGTCGCCGATTTTTTCCATCTTGGCGAGCACCGCGGCGTTGGCAGCGACCGCATCTAGAGCCCCCGCCGCAGCTAGATTCAAATCGCTTTCTGCTTCGGTAATGAAAAAGTCAATCTCGTCGTCCTGGAATAGCTGGCGATCAGGATCGGTTGTATCCGTATCCCGAATTTTTAGCCGGACCTTACCGCGTGGAGTTGCCAAGTCATACGTGAAGGCCATCAGAGAAGCTTCTCCTTGTGGGGTTCCGCTAGGCGGCGCCCGACTATAGGTTTCGCGTGCAGAATCCTGTCGTACTTCCAGGGGATTTCGCGTGCGACCACGGAAAGAGCGGCGTTGAGCGAAAGGGTA